CAAATTGATCTTGTTAACGATAACGAGGTTTGGAAAGAGAGTTTTCAGAAGTTAAAAGACTCTACTAAACAAACTATTAACTCGCATCAAATTGTAGAGTTAGCAAAAAAACAGGGTGTTACAGAATCTGAAAGAGCACAAATCTTTGAGAGATTGAATCACTATGTTGGCGATACTTTTACGACAACAAAGTATGATCTTGCTAATGCAATAACTAACTTGGGTAATGATGAAGAAAAGTCAGATCAAAGGTCTAGATTCTTTCAAGAACTAGGTGGTCTGATTGTTTTTGCACACAACCCAATGGTAGCTAGAGTATAAATCAACAATGTGCTGGGGTGTAAAAACCCCAGCAAGAAAGGAAATATGATTATTTTTGGAAAAACTAAAAGCGATTGGAAAGCATTAGAACTTCACTATCGTAGAGAATGGGTATGCTTTGTTCTTGGTTTTATTTTAGGTAGTTTGCTATGGTAGATTTTGAAGATTCATGGCAAGATAAAAGAATAAAAGCAATGGATAGAACTATATCAAAAAACAAATTTACTCACGATTATTTAATTGATGAATATTGTGCAGTAATTAACTCAAAGGCAAGTAATAAGAAAGAGTACAAACTAGAAAGGAAACATGAAAAAAATAATATACTTGTTGGTGCTGGGATTATGCCTGACTAATTGTGCATATTCACCAGTAATTGATACTGCTGGTCGTAGTGGTACTTTTGACGAAGATAAAGCTAGAGAAATTACTAATGATTTGCAACACTGTAAAATGGTAGCAGATACTAATAGTTCTTTCTGGGGTGGCGTTGTTTTCTGGGTTGAAAGTCCTACTGCCGATACACAACACGAATCTATATATAGAAAATGTTTAATTAATCGTGGACACTCGGTTTTAAACTAGAAAGGAATGTATGGATAAAAAAGAAAAAACTAAACTTTTACTAAAAGGTGTACTTTCTGAATATGAAAAAGAAAAGCATTCAGCAAAAGCATACCATTTATTTCAAAGTATAGTTGGTCTTAAGTTTAAACTGATTAGACTTGAGAAAAACATAACTGTTGAGTCAGTTGTGCAAGATATATCATTCAATTTTAATGAACATTCTGTTTATAAATTTGAAAAGGGTGATTTATCTGTAGCAAGATTGTTTGCATTAAGTAAGTATTACAATTTTAATGTAGATGATTTATTTAGTAAACTAAACAAACTAGAGAGGTAACTATGTGGAAGAAATATCCATTAGCAAATGGCATAGTCTTAAGCTATAACGATGATAAGCATATGTATTATGTCGATGATAAAAAGGTAGAGTCTGTTACAGGAATATGTGGCAGAGGAGTACCTAAACCACAACTAACTTGGTGGTTAGTCAATACACCTTTAAACGAGGTTAAAAGACTAATTAATGAAAAGTTAGATGTAGGTGAAGAAATAGATAGAGCAAAGCTAGAAAGAATATTTGCTACTGCTAAAAAGAAACCTGATACTTTTAAAGATGAGGGTGCTTTAGTTGGTAGTGTTGTTCATGGTTTAGTTGAGGACTATCTAAAAGGTAAAGAAATTCCTAAACAATCTGATAAAGCAGTAGTTAATTGCTGGAATCTTTTTTTAGATTGGTGGAATAAACAAGAGTATGAAGTTGTAGAAATAGAAAAGAAAATCTATTGCAAGAAATATAACTATGCTGGTACTCTTGATCTTGTTGTAAAAGACAAGAAAGGAAATCTTGTTTTGATTGATATTAAAACAAGTAATCATATAACATTTGACTATTTTTTGCAGTTAAATGCTTATAGATTTGCATATGAGGAAGAAACTAAATCAAAAATTTCTAAATCTTTTATAGTAAGATTACCTAAAAAAGATAATGGAATTGAGATTAAAGAAATTCCTCTTAATAAAAAACTATTCAATGCTTTCATTGGAGCAAAATATCTAATGGAACAAATGGAAAGTATTGAAAAATAACATAGGAGAATCTGATGGGATATAATAAACCACAGTACAACAACAATGGCAATTACCAAAAGAAAAGCTACACTAATAATAGTGGTAGCAATGGTGGTACTGCCGAAATGACATCGACAAAAAAAGATGGTGTCATATTGAAAGTTATCTTAAATAACCAAAACCTAGTATTAAAAGGTTTTTTTGATAACAGAACTAAAGGCTGGAAGTTGTTTCCATACTACGACAAAACGAAACAAAACCCATCTTTTAATCAACCTAAACAACCTCGTAATGAAATGGACGATCAGTTGCCACAATCTGAACAACAATGGAGTCAGGGTGATGCTACTGAATTTAACCCAGAGCAATACGAACAAGAGTTAGGTTAATGTCAGAAGAAGATAAACTAGCTAAATACATTGAGATTAGACCACAAGAGTTTAATCCACATAAAATCATAGCTTATCTTGATGCTTTAGATAAAAGATTTGTTAAAGCAGAGATAAATTATGACAATGTAAAAGATCAAGTACAAGAAGTATTTGATTATGTAGTTAATGAAAAAATAACTAATAGTTCGTTATCTGTAGCTTCTGCAAAAATACAAGCAACCAATGATGAAAGATATAAGCAAGTAAAATTAGAACTTTCTAATATGAAAAAATTATATCTTTACTCAAAAGTGGAAGCTAAAAATGGTCATAGTTATTGTGATCATTTAAAACAACAATCTATTAATGAGTTGGCTACAGAAAAGTTAACTAGAAACTAATAGTGTGTGTGGGGAGCAATCCCCACATATCTAATGCCTAACTATATCAAGTCCTTTGATGTCAGTATCTTCCGTAATAGTTTCAAATGTATAATTATAATCAACAACCTTTACATCTTCGTATTTTGTAATTTCTTGTATTGTGCTTTTTATTTTTGGAAATGTAGGTCTTAAATCTATAAACCTTAAACATATAAAATGACCATACGGACTATATTGAGATTCTAATTGTAATTCTAAATCTGTAATAACTGCATCTGTAAACATTTTTGCATATTACTATTTCTTTCTCATAATGTCAGCACCTTTAAGACCATAGATAGCACTAACTACTCCAATAAAAATTGCTTGATACCAATAAGGTAATTGATTAAAATACTCAAAAAATAAATCTAGTTTAGTACGAATTTCCACATCGTCAGTGAAAATAGAATAACCCAATATAAGAATAGGAATAGATATGAGAATGAGTACAAACTCGTCTTTGTAGCCATTATCATTGCTCTCAATAATCTTCGCTTTAAATTCAATGTCGCCCTTTGCCATTTTTTCAGCATGCAACATTTGTGCATCTGACATTAATTGTTTTGTTCGTTGTTTATTTTGATATAATTTCGCACCTGTCTTTACACCTAGTGATAATAAATTCAACCACATATTATTTCTCCTGTATTTTTTCTATAAGCATATCTATCACATGCTTTGCTTTATCTAAATCTTTTATCTGATCTTTAATTGTTTTATGCTTTAAATTGTATCTTGATATGTATTTAACAACCTTTGTTTGACAAGCATTAAGATTGTTATCCATTGCATAGTCTAAAGGTTGGATTTTAAGCTTTTTATACCAATCACCACCCACTTGCTCGGAAAAGGCAGAATCATCGCTCTGCGTGGCTCTGTGGCTCTTTAAAAGGGTATTTTTTAGCTTATTAGACTTTGTCATACTAGTTTTTTAATCCAATCGCCTTTATCGTTTAAGACCATTGGTAAGAGTCTTGGTACACCATTTATAATAATACCACAACCCAAAATAAATCTAGTTTTAAAGTTCTTGGCATAGTTGAAAGCCATAGACTTTTGGTTAATTAAGCAACCCACATTCATAGCAAAAAACAAAGCATCAGGGTTTGCCCAGTAGCTAATTAAAAACTTTGTATGATAATGACCCTGTACTGCCGACATTCCCATCGTCTGTGATACTTTTAACACATCAGCTGAACGACCATGCGTAAAAAAACATCTTTGTCCATTAGACATTGTAAGTGTTAAATCATCTACCCATTTCCATTTTCTTGTGCCTAAAAAGTCGCCATAAGGTTTTAAAAATTGTTTTGACATTCCAAACTTTAGTGCTCGTCTATAAACTAAACTACTATGGTTGCTATCTACTTCTGTAACTTCTGGATAAATATCTTCTAATTGTTTAATATATTCTTTTGCTTTGTCTAGTTCTTGTCCAGCAGAATATAAATCTGGGTTGTGTTCGTGCATACTGATAGCATGAAAGTCTAGTAAGTCGCCTATGTTTACAACAAAGTCTGGTTTAAATTCTTTCTTAATTTCTTTTAAGAATATTATGCTATCTTTATGTTGATATGGCAAGTGCATATCACTGATTACTAAAATTTTTTTGTTAGCCATACAAGTATGACTTGTACAGTTAATTTGAGATAATGTAAAGTAGTTGACCTAAAACTAGAATTGCTAGTGCACCTAAACCATACATTAACCAATTTGTAATTGTGTCAAATTTTTGATCTAATTTTTCATGTATTTTATCTATGTCTTGATGCATATGTTTTAAGTGATTAGATTTTAAATTTGATATGTCTCTTTTGATTCCTGTTATGTGTCCGTATAATGCAATAAGATGCTCCCCAGTAGTTTTAGGCTTCCTACTCATTACTTCTTTTTTGACTTAAGCTTTTTGATTCTTCTAGAAATAAAAATGTTTTTGTACAAAGATACCTTTTTACCAAACTTTTTATCAGCTATTCTTTTTGCTGATTTATATGCTTTGCTTTTCTTATTAAAAGATTTAGGTTTGCCTAGTCTTTTAGGTCTAGCTTTTGCATATATTGGTTTTTTTCTTGCCATTATTTTCTCTTTCTTTTATGTGCAGAGTTTTTCATTAATTTGCCATCAGGCATATAATGATACCCTTTAGGTGCTTTTTTTCTTTTTCTTTTTTTTGCCACTTTTTTTCTTTCTTTTTTTGTATTTAAATTTATTGATCATTACTCCTAGTGTACTACTTGTAGTATAACCTGACATTACTTTTTCTTTTTACCTTTAGCTTTTTTACCTTTTTTCATTTTATGTTTCTTTCCATAGTGTCTTGGCATGTTTCCTCCTATTAGTTTGCAAATTTACCAGCAGACCATTTAGCCTCTGGTAATCCATTTTTAAATTCCTTACCATTAAATGTCAATACTTGTTTTCTGTTGCTACCCTCGTTATAGCTACAATGTACCCATCCACTGTTTGCTCCCTCATCTTCTTTCCAAAACTCTAATATAAGCTGATCAAAGTCGCAGTTATTTTCAATCCATATTGCTAATTGTAAATTAGACACACCAGCTATTTCAAAATCTACTGCCTGTCCTTTTGTATGCTGACTAGTCTTTGAAGATTTAATTGCAACACAAAGTTCTTCACTACGATAGCCTGATGTTACCATAATTGGTTTTTCAAACTTTGCTCTTACAGGCTCTAATACAGCATAACATAAATCAGTTAGGTTTTTTATTTCTCCTGAACCAGCTTTATTTTCTATACCATGCCTAATAGCAGTAGATGATTTTTCAAATTCTTCTAATGTAAAATGTTTTGAAAGTTGCATCTAAACTCCTTATGGTTTAGTTGGCATATTAAGATTTTCTAAATCGTTTGTTAAAGTTTTACCATCTGTTGTGGTATAATCTGCTGGTAAATCTCTTAATTGTTGTCTATAAATTTTCATATCATCTGACATAGTGACATCAGATAGAGCATAAAAATCTGTTTCTCTTAATTTTTGATTTCTTACAAATCTTAAATTTTCTAAAGCTTTTGTTCCATCAGAAAATTCTTTTGTTCTCTTATCATAATACGCTTGATATTCAGCACTAAATGGTTCGCCATTTTTATTAATTGTCATTAACTGTCCTCCAATCCATAAATCATATAATACGACCCTGTTTGAAAATTTCCTGTTGATGTTAAAAATTTTACTCCATCAACACCATTAGCGTGACTTAAACTTGCGTTTCTTCTTATTTGACCATAACCAGCAGTATATTTTCCATTTGCATTATTATATCCTGTTCCTGTAAAAAATAAATGTGGTCTGTTATTTGTGCCAGGTGTTACATCAGAGCCATTAAGAGTATCCTTTTTTTTCATGTTAAATAAACTCATATCAATTCCAACTCCACCTGTAAGATCATCACTACCAGCATCATACACATCATTCCAAACTCTAGCATTTGCAGAATCTCTATCATAAACTTCGTGATTTCCTCCATTATCATCAAATAATCTTAAAGCATAATAATAACTATTATTTAAATCAGAACTACCCTGTCTAAAAACAAAATTTATTTCAGCACCATTTGTTTGAACGTGCATATTTGCTATAATTTTATAGTGAGTATGAGTTGTAGTAAAAGCACCA